NACCAGGAGTCTTGCCAGCGCTCACATTAGCAAAGAAAGCATCAGTAATGGTTTTGTTCTCTTTCCTGATTACGGCTTTGGCGAGAGCCTTGATGTAATCCGAGGTCGGGTCGGTATGAAGGGCAATATCGTCCTCTTTGTCAACGAATATTCCCTTACGCGCCCATGCAGGCGTTATCCACCTGCGGTTGTGAGTCATATCCTCAATGGGAATGTCCTCGAATCGGGTCTCCTTGTCGTCGAGTTCAATATCGCCGAGGAAGTCGTAAGACTCGTACTCGCCTTCTATTCGCTCTTCACGAACAAGTCCCTGATAAATAGGTTTCCGCTCTTGAAGGATATGCTCGTACCCTGCGGTATAGGCGTTATAAAACGCCTCTGTGTAACCGCTGGTAGCGTTGGTATTAGTTGCTATAGTAGCCATTTCTGGTCTCCAACAAAAGTAACATTTACGTTTTTGACGCTCAGGTTACCTCGTTAGAGACCATCGCTTATGACTTACGGCCATCGGTCGAGTGGGATACCACTATTGGCGGGGCTATCGCTTATCCGCCTTGTCGCCTTTTAGGGGCAAGCCCCTTACTGGCTATTTCCTGATTCAGTTGCATAAACCGAACCATTATATCCTTATGTTTAGGATGAAATTTTTGCTTAAATGCGTCACTTGCTTTTATTTCTTCCATTTCCTCCAATGGGTCTTTTACGGTTACTGGTTCAGTATCTTTCGTCAAAACACCTTCCGCCGTCTTTTCAGCAATATCAGTAAGCATACCGATTATCTCAGAGTCGCTTGTCAGTCCCTTTTTTTCAAGGGTTTGATAAATGCCAAGGCTGTCGGCAACTTGACGGGCTTCTACCATTTTGTTCTGATAAGCAACCTCGCCGCCATATTTCTGCACCAAAGCCTTGCGGATTGTTTCTATTTCAACCTCTTTCTCTTCGGCGTCAGCGGCTTTCTGTTCGGCTTCGATAGCCATTGCTTCTTTTATAATGTCCCTTTGAAACTGAACTGCGCCCGCAGCCTGCTCTTTAGTAAAATGTAATTTATGAACAAACTCCCTGAACCTTTTAACGAGTTCGTCGGATAGAGGTACATCTGTATCGTCTTCAAACTCGTATTCGTCAACATTTGGCGGGACACCGATTTGATTCCAGTATTTACCCCATCCTTCGGTATCGTCCGGAGATTCGGGCTTGAAGATATGCTCGCCCCTGCCCAAGACCTTCTCCAAGTCAACGTAGCCGTTTACAATTTCGTCAAGGGTTGTCCACTTCTTCGCTTCCAAGAGCTTCTTTATATTCTCTGGCGCAGTGTTTCTCTGCTCCTCTGATAAAGGCATCCAACTCGTAGGCTCTGTCTCAGGAGCATTAGTCTGTGCTGGTTTTGTCGGTTCGGTTGCTACGTCTAATAGTTCAGGCATTATCTTTCTCCTTTGGTTCAATTTTTATATATGGCAATAAACAACTAGGAGTGAGAATATCAAAATCTTCGTGAAAGACTTTTATTATAAATGCTTGGCGTTGGACGTCATAATTAACAGCTAAGACTTCGCACCCATTAGGCAAATTAGAATCATTGCAATATCTTTGCGCAATCTCAAGAAAATCTATTTCCGATATAACAATTCCTGCGTATTTTCTTTCAGGCATTATCTTTCTTCCTTATAAATCCGTCTATTCTCAGATAAACCCTGCGTTTGCCTTCGTTGGTAGCTGTCTGTAGGGCGTTTGGATGCTGCTCGTTAAAACTCGGCCTGCGGAAACCACAGAAACTCTCCAAGTCTTCCAATATGATTTTGCCGTCATCGGTCTCGGCAAAACGCTTATATGCTTGAGCCTTTTCTAATTGCCTCTTCTCGTTTTCTGCTTTTTGTTTTTCTGCTTCAATCATGTTTTCCCGTACCTGCGTAAGTTTTCTTCTGATATGTATTTCTCCGGATTCCAACCCATATTACGAGCCGCCTCGTCTATTCTCGCTATTCTTTCCGCCTCTGTATCACAATATTCAAGGCCAATTAAAGACATAGAAATTGGTGGCTTCGGTGGCGGTTTAATCGGATGGCATATCCTACATACTTGACAATTAGAAACTCTATCAAATGATAAATCGCCATTACAAGTTATACATTTTTCTGCTTCAATCATATTACTTCCGCCAAACTTCCGGCCTCCGGTACATTGCTTACGTTCCTATAAGCCTTAGACGCCGATTCGCCTACTTCCGCTTGAGCGGCGGCCAGCTGCAACTGCCTTTCTTCCTGTTCCTCGGCCTCAAGCTCTTCGACGGGTCTTAGGTCTTCGGCAGGAGCGCCCGAACTAATCCACGACCTTCTAAATGATTTCTTGCCATCAACATTCCTAAATATGCCCATCGCCTCCTCGTAAGGCGCCCATTTGGCAAGAGTCGCCTCGGCGGCGTTGGCCTGTACGTTGGCCATAGCCAGAGCCAGACGGCCTTGATAAACTACGTCATAATCAAAGGAGTCCGGCGGTTGGGGAATACGCTTGCCCTTCTTATTGGTCTTCATAAGTAAATCCAATACCCTTGTGAGCATCGGCGAGAAGATTTCGTTTGCCAGAGATACTACAGCGGGAGCCAAAATAACTATCAATTCTTCGACTCTGGCATCAACTTCCGTAGCAGTCATATTCCTGTGCTCGCCCATCGGCTCAAAGAGGTCGTTGAAAAACGCCATTCGTATAATCTGGCGCATCTGGAAAAGCACTTCGGTATTCGAGTGTACGTTAATACCAGATGTATAAGGTTGCGGGAATTGGGCGCCGGTCCTCATATAAATCATACCTTGCGGCCCTGTTACCGGCTGGCCTACTACGCCGTCATCTTCCACTATCATAGGCGGGTTGTTGGCTAACTCGGCAGATTCGATATAAGACCTTGCCATACGGTTGAGCATCCTTATATCTTCGATATACTCCATAGCGGGGCCGTAGCCCATTATCCCGCCTGGGGTGCGGGCGAACCGCGCCACCAGATAAGGAAGGTGAGCAAAGTCAGGGTCTTCTTTAACGACCTCTTTGTCTGGTATGCAGATATAAAAAGACCTGACTCTGCCGGAACCCATCCGGCCATCAAAATCCTTGTTGGGAGCGCAGACGTGAACGTATTCGTGCTTTTCAGTGAATTTCTTGGCCTTGAAAGCCTTTGCAGCGGTCTTGCTTAGTTTATTTATGCCGAACTCCTGCGCAGCCTGCCTTACGGTATAGAATATCTGTCGATAGACGGTATCTATCTCGCCACGACTGTTATCGTCAAAGAACATATATCCGATATGATGAGACTTGAAAACAATGTCGCCCTTTATCATCTGAACTGAAATAACGCCAGTGCCAAAGACTATCATCGAGCGGATAGTAAGGAACATTTCTCTCTGGAAGTTGCTTCGCATTATTTCATCGTGGGTCTGCGTAGAGGCAATAGACATCCATTCCTGATATTCAGGCTGCTGGTTCAGGTCGTAATCTTGAGCCTTGAAGCCAAACCAGTAGGAACCGGCAGGCATTAAGTAAGTAAAAATGCCCGATGTCATACGATAAGCAGACCTTACCGCCGTATCGTCATATTTATCTACCGTCCTGAGAATATCGTCATTCGAGTAAACATTGCGAACCTGGTCTTGGGCGGCAGGCCATACGTATTTGCCAGCTTCCCTGCGCTCGTTATCTGTCCGCGACTTACGAGTTTTCGCCTCGCCGTAACGCTCCAAGACTTCATCTACATTGATAGGCTTTCTGGCCATTTACTCTCCGAGTCTCTTTTTAAGAGCATTGAGTATCCCTGAAAGTATCGTAGCCCTGCGACCGCCGGTAAGCAGTTTCTTGCGTTCGCGCCTTCTGGCTTCTCTGGCTTCTTCCTCAACCATTACTACGGGTTCAGGCTCAGGTTCAGGTGCCTGAACCTTGGGACGTTTCGGCCTACCAAAAATACTACTTACAGTGCTGCTCATGTTAATCCCCTGTCAAAAAGCATGCTTGCTAAAGCCTTTATCAAAACTATACCCGGGTTTTCTTCTTCGGGTTTTTGGCGAGGCTCCTCAGAAGAACACGGGGAGCCTGCTCGGTAAGCTGGCTCTCCCTGCTCAACCTGTCTAAGTCATTCGCATCAATAAATGTGGATGACATAGCTATTTCCTAAACTGTTGCGTTGCCTTATGAATTTCACGTCTTATCACTTCTTCAACTGGTTTTGGCTCGGCTTTTTCCTTTTTCTTTGCCATTATTATCTCCTTACACTGCACAAATCGGAACTTCTAATGTGTTGTCACTGCCGGTCGCAATGTTTCCCGCAGCCAAAGCAAGATTGATGTCGTAAGAACTGGCGAGAACGGCGGCTGAAATCCATCTGTTATCAATAATCTTGACATCATCCGAATCGTCATCAATGGCTAATGTCGTAGCTTCAAAAACATTGTTCCTTATCACACTATGTGTACCAGTACAGGTATCTTGGATGTAAATACCTATCCCCGCACATATATTGCAATCCTCTACGACACAGTGGTGAAAATACTTATCCGCTCCGCCTGCGGCATAAATGCCGTGAGTCATCTTGGTTGAACCGCTGCCAAATGTGCATCT